AAATTTCATATGGACGACCCTTCAATAATCCAACGACTGCAATCCATTTCTCTGAATTGTTTTGGAATCTATGAATTTCACCCTTTAATCTTTTTGGTCTTTTTGGCGCGTGATTTTCATATAATTCCATTGTTACCTTATCTTTTTTATCTGATTCGGCAATAAGTACACCACTACGGGATCCATCACGATATACAGTAATACCTTTACAACCACAACGCCAGCCTGTTTCATACACTTTTGATACAATATCTTCTGTTACATCTTTAGGTAAATTTACAGTTACGGATATTGAATGGTCGATATGTTTTTGTATCCTACCCTGCATTTCAACTTTTTTAACCCAATCAACATCATTTGATGTTGCTTTATAATAAGGGGACTCTTTTATAATTTCATCAAGGTCTTCTTTTTTCATTTTCTTAACCATATCAATATCATAATCATTAACTTTTAACCAAAGTTCAAAATTATGATGAAATACTGGATATTCTGTCCAAGCAATCCCTTCATTGTCAACAAAATCAATTACCGCGTCTTTTTCTTGTGGATTAATTTTCCTCCGTCTAAAATAAACTGGAAGAAAAACTGGTTCGATTCCTGATGTTGTTTGTGTACAAATACTAACACTGCCAGTTGGTGCCAATGTTAACAAAGCAATATTTCTACGACCATATTTTTCCATATCATCCATCAACATCGGATTTTCTTTCTTAATTCTCTGAATAAATGGATTATTTTTTTCCCGTTTATAATCATAAATTGGGAATGGGCCTCTTTCTTTTGCCATATTAACAGATGATGCATATGCGTTTAATTTTAAGGTCTTATGAACCATTTCACTAAAATCTGTAGCTTCATCTGTACCATAAATCAACCCCAATGCGGCTAACATATCACCTTCGCCAGTAACTCCAAGTCCAGTCCTACGACCTTGCTCAGTTTTTTCTTTTATCTTCTTCCATAAGTTAATTTCATATATTTTAATTAATTCTTCTTCTGGGTCTGATTCAATTTTCCTTAATATTGCGTCTATTTTTTCTATTTCCAAATCAATGATATCATCCATATACCTTTGTGCCTTATGAGCGTCTTTTTCAAATAATTCAAAATCAAAATACGCTTCCTTTGTAAATGGATTTACAACATAACTAAAAATATTTAATGAAAGTAATCTACAACTATCATTTGGGCACAAGGGGATTTCACCGCAAGGATTGGTGCTAACTGTTTTAAATCCATAATCTACATAACAATCAGGAATACTTTCTTTTAAAATTGTGTCCCAAAATAAAATACCCGGTTCGGCAGATTTCCACGCATTATGAATAATTTTCTTCCATAATCTTAATGCATCCACATCTTTTACATATGTGGGGGTTGTTGAATCAATTGGAAACTTTTGAGTATATTGATTTCCACTCATTGCCGCTTCCATAAATTCGTCATCCAGTTTTACTGAAACATTTGCTCCTGTAACTTTCCCTTCTTCCAATTTAGCATCAATGAAGTGTTCGGATTCTGGGTGTCGAATTGATATACTTTGCATCAACGCACCTCTTCTTCCATCCTGTGCAACCTCTTTAGTGGTATTTGAGTATCTTTCCATAAATGGAACTATACCTGTACTTGTAATTGCACTATTTTTAACAGGACTTCCATTAGGCCGTATAAATGACAAATCAAGTCCAACTCCACCGCGTCTTTTTTGTAATTGAACAATCTCTTGGTCAAGTTTTAAAATTCCTCCGTATGAATCGGAATCTTTTTCATTACCAATAACAAAACAATTTGATAATGAAACTATTTGAAAATCATTTCCAATTCCCGACATCGGGGATCCTTGTGGAATAATTCTTTTAAAATCTTTAATTGTTTCGTATATTTCGTCTTCTGTAAGCGGATTTGGATATTTACTTTCAATTCTCGCCAGCTCTTTTGCAATTCTTCTATGCATATCATCTGGCGTCAGCTCATAATAGTTATTTTCATCTTTTAAGCAGTATTTTTTTATCCAAACATCCGTGGCTAATGTATCACCGTTAAAATACTCTAATGTTGCCTTTTCAACTTCTTGTTTTGTATAGTTTTTGATATTCATTCTTAAATTATTTGATTAATAAAGGGTAGATAATTATTACCCACCCTTAATGTTTATTATTGGTGTTCTACAAGTTCCTGTTCTTTGCGCTTGCGTGCCGCCTCGACTTTTGCATTCGCATTAGGAATAACTTTTATTGGATTGGATTCTTCTTTCTTCTTCTTTCTTTCTTCAACTTTTTCCTCTTTCCGACCAAGAATGGTTGTTTGATGATATTCCAATTTTTTGTTATCAAAATTGATATTTGGTTTAATTGCTCCACTTATAGATGTAGATTCATCATCTATTACATTGGAATTATAATTTTCTGCGGCTTCTGTTGTCTTTTGAGCCAACGCTTCCTGTTGCTTCTTTCTTGCTTCCCTATAAACTTCAATTGGCCTATTTTTTTTCCAATCTTCTAGGATTTGTTCGTGCCCAAGTAATGTTGTTTGTTCATTGGTAAAAATCTCAACCATTTCATTATCAAAATGACAATTAGAAAACACAACACCGTCTTTACTTACACGGGATTTAACCAATGTAATTGTGGCTAATTTATTTTCTTTTTGCTCAAGTGTTTTTCCAATGGAAATTAAAATATGTGCGATTTGTGCTTTCTTAATAGAACCACCCATTAAATCTGATGTTACCACTTCTGTTGTAATCGACTCACGATTTCCTTGTGTCGCGCCCCATATTGCAACATCAAATTCTGATGTCATTGCCTCGATTTGACGCATCACCGACCCTTCACCTTTCCATTCTTCACCAAACATCGCATTCCCATGTTTAATACAGTCAAGATAATCAATAACAATTAAGTCTGGTTTAAACCCCTCCATTGCTAATTTTCGCAATAAAGATTTAATTTCGGTAATTGTAACAGAATCGCTAGGTAATTTACAAATTTTAAGTTGCCCCTTTGATTGCGTTTGTCTTTCAGTAATAATTGAAACAACATCTTCTTCCTCATCCGCTAACTTACTAGGAGCAACTCCAGTCCATATAGTATAGTGTTTTCTTACAACTTCATTAATATTGTCCTCGAAAATAATCTGTAACACATTTTTATCATAGTTATACGCAGTATTTGCAATTTTTGTTAATACGGTTGTTTTACCGATACCTGTTGGGGCTAATATAATTCCAAATTCTCCCGAAGACAACCCATCGATTATATTATCTATTCCATTGATACCTGTTGGAATTGGAACACGGTTATCTTTTTTAAGTATAACCCTCATATTGTCAAAAACATCCCTTATATTATCGGTGTTTACCCCGACTTGCAACGCCTTTTGTATAATTTTTTCTATTTCAGCATAGGAATCAAAATCACCCTCATCGATAATTTTCTGTACAACTTTTAATTCTCTTTTTAAAACTTGTTGTTTACAAAAATTCATTGCTTTACTTTGAATGTAATTTACGCTCGCAAGTTCTTGCTTTTTGATATCTTCCAAAGTATCAAGATTCATTTTTCGCGCCGTATCATCGGCGCCGTCCTCTTTTATCTTATACCTGATTGTATCATATCCAGGAATTTCATCAAATTTAGTATATAGTTCTTTAATATTTTGAACGATATATCTAAATGACGATCCATCAAAATAATGCGGATCAATAACATCTAAAATTGTTGTCGCAAATTTTTTGTCCTCAATAATGAGTTTGATTAACGATTGTTGAAAACTCGTACCTAAATGACCGAAATTTTTCTCTTCTGACATATTTTATTTCCTATTCTGTATATTAAATTCATATCCCATATCTGCTGTTTCCAGTTCACTAGAAGATAACACATCAGTTAGCATTGCAAGTATGCCGCGCACTTTCGGGCGGATATCGACTGTATATCTAACCTTTGGATGGTACACATGTGCTGGGAATATTCTTGAAATAAATACATGATTATCGAGCTTAACTTCTAATAAAAAGTTTTCCTCGGCGATTTCTGTTTCATTTTCCACATTCTCGAAATCGTAATAATAATTTTGATTTTCGAGTAGATAATCGATGGTTTTCATTTTCAAATCGTATGAAATTTCATCACAAATTTCTTTTACCGTCTCATACAAATCGATTGAATTCATCGCTATCGGATTAAAGTCCTTTACATTAAAGAACCTTTGAATAATGATATTTCCTTCAAGAGTTAAAAGAAATTCAACTTTTGTTAAATCTTGG